ACTGTCACACTTGGGTTATCGTACGATTAGTTTTGCCGCCGCAGAACGTAATCTCGATTGCGCCAAGAAATTGGGGCCGTTGCACTGGTAAAAATTCCTTTTAGGTTTGGTTGATAAGGAACCAGGTTGCAACAAAAGAGCAACCTGGTTTTTTAATTAACCGGCAATATGGGTTTGTAGCTCAGTTTTGGCAGAGCGCCTGCCCTGCAAGCAGGAGGTCGCGGATTCGAATTCCGCCAGATCCACTATCGCTTGGCTCGTGAAGCCTAGCAGCAGATTGACATTTCGGATGACTTTTATTATGGGCCATTAGCTCAGTTTTGGTAGAGCGCCTGCATGGCATGCAGGAGGTCATCGGTTCGAGCCCGATATCGGTCCAGTACACTATGGGTCATTAGCTCAGTTTTGGTAGAGCGCCTGATTTGCACTCAGGAGGTCGTCGGTTCGAGCCCGACATCGATCCACTACATTATGGGTCATTAGCTCAGTTTTGGTAGAGCACTTCGTTCGCAACGAAGGGGTCGTCGGTTCGAGTCCGACATCGATCCACTATGGTTCTGTCGCCAAATGGATTTGAAGGCACCTCGCTACGAACGAGAAGATTCCTGGTTCGACCCCAGGCAGAATCACTACAACTTATGGCGCCGTAGAATAACGGCTAGTTCACGAGATTTTCAATCTCGGCATTCGGGTTCGACTCCCGGCGGCGCTACTACTTTAACCTCATCTATATCAATGGTTAGATAGCCGCTCTGATAAGGCGGAGGTTCCTGATTCGAGTTCAGGGGTGAGGACTATGCACCATTAGCTCAGTTGGTTCCAGAGCAGTTGCCTCTTAAGCATCGGGTCCAAGGTTCAAGTCCTTGATGGTGCACGAACAAATTATTGCGGTGTAGCTCAGCCCGGTCAGAGCAGCGGAATCATAATCCGTTGGTCGAAGGTTCAAATCCTTCTTCCGCAACGATGCAGCCCGGCAGTTAAAGAATGCCGGCTCCGACAAAGTTAAGGTCGGTCGGTATAAAGCGCCGAAACAACATAAGAACCTAAAGCACCGGGGGCTGCGTTAACCATTTTGAGGGCGTGGTGAAGAGGCTCAACACAGCGGTCTGTCTAACCGCCATTCGCGGGTTCGAACCCCGCCGTCCTCGCTAGTATCGGTCAAGAAGGATATGGCAAACCATATTAAACCTTGTCCGAAAGTGTTTCACTCGATTAACTCGTTTTGTTTAGAGCATCCGTCTTATAAACTATATGTACCATTAAAATGAAAGGTGCATAAATATGAGGTGTGCGTGTAAACATTGCGGTCGGGGTTTCTCACGAGATTGGAATTGCCATAGGCATGAACAAATCTGTAAGAAAAATCCAGATGTAGTATCGAAACCAAAGTATGAACCGTGTATAGATAATATTAACACTGCGATAACATTAAATTGTAAGTTTTGTGGTAAACTGTGTAAAAATATATTATCCATTCGAGCGCACGAACGAACTTGTCCGGCTAACCCAGATAGAAAATATGTGAGTCATACGGTTGGACATACTGCTTGGAATAAAGGTTTGACTAAGGAAACCAGTGAAAAACTTCAACATATCGCTCAGTCTTGTAGCAAAGCCTTAAAGGGTCGGGCTGGTCATAAGCATACCGAAGAAACTAAAAAATTACTATCGATGATTCGAAAACAACAGATTGCGGATAATGGTGGTGTTTGGTGGAATTCACGAAGTAAATGTAAACGGTCGTATGCTGAGGAATGGACTAAACATATATTAGAAAATGAAACAAATGATATTAAATTCTATGAAGAATATCATATAGGTAAATGGTTTTTAGATTTTGCTTGGCCAGATCGAAAAATTGGATTGGAAATTGATGGCAGTCAACACGAGTGGACTGAACGCCAACGAATGGATACCGAGAAGGATGCTTACTGTACATCGCAAGGATGGAAAATATTGCGACTAAAATGGTCTGACATTTCTATGAATAAACCACAAGCAATACAGATTATTAAACAGTTTGTACTTACTAGTGAAATCGTTGATTATGAGTTCCAACATAAGTTAACAAAAGTAAAGAAAGGTTATTATCATTTGCCAGATAATGTATGGGAGGAACGGAAAATGATGATGTTTAACAGTGGGATTGATATGTCTAAATTTGGCTGGCAATCTAAAATGGTAAACCATACTGGGTTAACTAAACGAGTGATTGAACGTACGATTGAACACTTTTATGATGAATTTAAAGATAAAATATTTAAACGAAAACCAACAACTTTAGGGAATTAGCTCAGCTGGCAGAGCAGCGAACTCCAAATTCGAAGGTCGGGTGTTCGAATCGCTCATTCCCTGCTAACAAAGTTTTTATTCTACGGTACGCTAATGGTAAGCGGCCTGACTGTTAATCAGGTGTATGGCTGAAAAGCCTATGGAGGTTCGAGCCCTCCCTGTAGAGCTATATGGGTGTTCTCCGGTGATGGTGAATCGGGACTGGCTGTAACCCAGTTGCCTTGCGGCTTAGGGAGTTCGAATCTCTCAACACCCATTAAATAATATTGCCCGTTCGCCAAGTCCGTTCTAAGGCAGACGCCTCTGAAGCGTCCATTCGGTGGTTAAAATCCATCACGGGCAACTAATTTTATGCACCTATGTTGTAGTGGTAGCAAGTGACCTTGCCAAGGTTAAGGCTCCGGATCGTACCCGGATAGGTGCTCTATCTCGATGTGGGGGAATTGGTAGACCCGCCAGCTTGAGGGGCTGGTTCGTAACAGAGTGCATGGTTCAAGTCCAGCCATCGAGACTAAACAAACTAACGCCAGGTAGTCGAATGGCAGAGACAACTGGCTTAAACCCGGTCATCTGTGGGTTCGAGTCCCACTCTGGCGACTAAGGAGTAAAACAATGAAAAAGATTTTGAAACGCACCCGATTATGATGGTAGCAGTTGGCCATTGCTCTTACAACTGCACTTCGCGGGTATAGCTCAGTCGGTTTTTAGAGCAATAGACTTTTAATCTATGGGTCGCGGGTTCGAGTCCCGCTGCCCGCATTATGCGCCTATGGTGTAATGGCTGCATCACTGCCCTCCAAGCAGTTGGTTCCGGATCGTGACCGGATAGGCGCTCTACTTCTTCCGGTAACCGAATTGGCATAGGTGCACGATTCAGGGTCGTGATTTTGAAGGTTCGACTCCTTCTCGGAAGACGAATTTCCCCAGGTAGCCGAACTGGCAGAGGCGAGTGATTCAAAACCACTAATTTGAAGGTTCAAGTCCTTCTCTGGGGACGAATGTTTGGCCCTTTAGACCAGTGGTTTAAGTCACGGGATTCTCAATCCCGGCACCCGAGTTCGAGCCTCGGAGGGGCTACTATTGAGCCGTGGTGCAATTGGTAGCACGCAAGATTTTGAGTCTTGATGTTGTTGGTTCAAGTCCAGCTGGCTCAATTCCCCGAGGTGGTGGAATTGGTAGACACCCCGGATTTAGGATCCGGCGCTGTATTCGCATGCAGCATGCAGGTTCGACGCCTGTCTTCGGGATAATGATATGCGCTCTTAGCCAAGCCCGGTAAGGCAAGTGGTTGCAACCCACTGACCGGCGGTTCGAATCCGTCAGAGTGCTCGAAGTCTTATGGGGCTGTAGCTCAGTTGGTAGAGCGGCAGGTTGAAGCCCTGCGCGTCGGAGGTTCGACTCCTCCCGGTCCCACTCTTTGGAAGTGTCCCATAACTGGTATTGGCCCTCCTTGGAATGGAGCGTGGTGGCGAAAGCTGCATGGAGGTTCGAGCCCTCCCATTTCCGCGAACTTTGGAAGCATAGACCTAATTGGTAAGGCCCCCGGCTCGAACCCGGCGGTGAGGAAGTTCCTCATGTAGGTTCAAGTCCTGCTGCTTCCGCTATGGAAGCGTCCCACAACTGGTGGTGGAGCAGACTTGAAATCTGCCGGTCGAAAGATTTGGGGGTTCGAGTCCCTCCGCTTCCGCTAAATCAGTGTGTAGCTCAGCTGGTAGAGCGCATGCTTCGGGAGCATGAGGTCGGTGGATCGTTCCCACTCACGCTGATTAAATTGCCTACTTAGCTCAGTTGGAAGAGCGCCTGTTTCGTAATCAGGGGGTCGGGTGTTCGAACCACTCAGTAGGCGTTATGGAGAGTTGGCAGAGTCTGGCTTATTGCATCACGGTGCTAACGTGACGGTCTTCGGGCCCACAGGTTCGAATCCTGTACTCTCTTCTAATCATGTTGAAGGTAGCTCAACTGGTAGAGTTCTGGCTTGTGACGCCAGAGGTTGCCGGATCATACCCGGTCCTTCAACCTATTAGTCATCCGAAATGTCGCGCTATTACTCAACAAAGGATACATTATGGTTACGGTGGCACAGATTAACGAATTGCGCAAGGCGACCCAGGTGAGCATGCTTCTCTGCAAGCAGGCCCTGGAAGCGACCGGTGGCGATTTCGATGCCGCCAAGGAATGGCTCAGGGGGCAGGGCGGCGAGGTCGCCGGTGGCCCTTCCGAGTTCGGCTTCACCCTTTTCGCCGATGGCGCCGTCAATCAACATGGTGTCACCGATGTATTCACGTATTCTGACGGACACACCACAGTGGACATCCGCGGTTACAGCGGCACGTCCCCTTCCACTGTCTGGGCGGATTCCAGGCATCAGCTAGTATTGAGACCGGCCAAGGCTTAGTCTTTCAGCCGGCGTAGAACAATGGATTTAGTTCATCCGCCTTCTAAGCGGACACATGCCAGTTCGACCCTGGCCGTCGGCATTTTTTGTTGGCATTTTGTGGATAACTGTTGCCAACTTGTCAATTTATTGCTATATTTTCTATGCTTAAACCAAAGGATAAAAAATCAACTACCCAACGGGGAAACCTGGTGAAATTGGAGGCAACTTTGATTTCATAGTTGATTAGACTCAGTGAAAGGGAGTAATCCCTTGAACTACGTTAGGAAGGTCATGGCACCTTGGGATGTACGGTCAAGTCCCCCGCTCTGCCGCTTGTGGTTAAACAGTCCTGATGGGTAGGGACAGTGCTGCAGGCACGACAAGCCTTCCTAACATTGTCGATGACCACCCACAGGGAGAAATCCCTGCATTACCTATTAAGTTAGGTTCAAAAACAAAAAGGATAACGACTAGATGGTCTATGTACTGAACAAATACGGAGAACCTCTGATGCCTACCATCCGGTACGGCAGGGTTCGCCGTCTGCTCAGGAAAGGTCATGCAGTCGTTGTCGATTACCGTCCATTCACCATCCAGCTTACTTACGACACGCCGAACGGCGTGCAGGAGGTCAGTCTAGGCGTAGATGCAGGAACCAAGCACGTTGGTCTCTCCGCAACTACCAAGAAGAAGGTACTATTCGAGGCAGAATTATTACTGAGGTCGGATATCGTGGATAAGCTCTCCACACGAAAGGAGTTCCGTCGGGCCAGAAGGAACAGGAAAACTCGCTACCGCAAGGCTCGGTTCCTGAACAGAACAAAGTCCAAGAAGCCGGGATGGCTTGCACCTTCGGTAAGGCAGAAGGTGGATTCCCATATCCACTGGATTTCAAAGATATGCAAGTTCTTGCCTATCAGGAAGATAACCGTGGAGACGGCACAGTTCGACACCCAGCTATTGAAGGCCCAGGAACGGGGACTTCCGTTGCCTTATGGGACCGACTACCAGAAGGGCGAACAGCTCGGATTCTCTAATGTAAGGGAATACGTGTTGTTCCGCGACGGGCACAAATGCCAGTGCTGCAAGGGGAAGTCCAAGGATAGCAAGCTGCATGTTCACCACATCGAGAGCAGGAAGACAGGCGGCGATGCACCGAACAACCTCATCACGTTGTGCTCGAAATGCCATGCTAAGTACCACCGTGGAGAAATCGAACTACCGAAGGCCGTGAGGCGTGGCGCCTCGTTGCGCGATGCGGCACAGATGGGTATCATGCGGAAGACCCTATTCAACCGACTGAAGGAAGAAATCGGTGAGGTAATTCCTTGTTACGAGACCTATGGCTACATCACCAAGCATACCCGCACCAAGGCAGGTCTTCCGAAGGCACATGTGATAGATGCCCGCTGCATCAGCGGTAATCCCGGTGCATGTTCAGATGGCAAGTACTTGATAATCCGCAAGTTGCGTGCAAACAACAGACAGCTGCATAAAGCAACCATTTTTTCGGGTGGCAAGCGGAGAAACAGCCAGGCACCCCGTGAAGTACGGGGCTTCAGGTTGATGGATTCCGTCGAGTATGCATACCGAGATTGCTTCCTGAGCGGACGTAGAATTTCAGGTTCGTTTTCCGTGGCGGATATCACCGGAAAAGTTTTAGCGGATTCGGTCAGTTACAAGAAACTGGCCTTAAAACATCATAACAACACTTACATTATGGAGGAAACAGCGCTCCTCTCACCCACTAAAGATGGGTGAGTTTCCGCGCTGTACATATTTCTATGAGTCAGGACAACAAGGTCACCCACTATTCATCCAAGGTGAAGGCAAGTCTCCAGGAAAAGATGCGCCCCGAGTTCGACGAGAACGGGAACCAGACGGAAGTGTCGATGCTCTACGGGACCATCGACAAGGACTATCTCACCAGGCTGCTGGTCGAGCACCGCGAGAAGATGCTCCCCTACAAGGAACAGTGCAGGGCGGCCGGTAAGGAGAAGGCGAAGGACATCCCCCGTCCGGAAATGGACCCGAGGCTCGCCCGCATCATCCAGATCATCATCGAGAAGACGCTGGGCGCGGCACGTTTCTCCGGCTACACCCCGGAATGGAAGGAGGAGTTCAGGGCCCACGCGCTCATGCTCACCCTGCAGTACGTGCACAACTACGACCCGGCGAAGACCAAGACCGCGAAGAGCAACGACCCGTACAACTACATCAGGAGATGCGTCAAGTGCGCGTTCTTCCAGAAGTGGGAGGACCTGAACCGCAGGAGCGAAAGGGTGCAGTTCGTGCCGCTTGACGAGGGAATCCTCCATTCCTGCATCGCGTTCGACCAGTACGCGGGCATGGTGAAGCGCGAGAAGCAGCGCAGGCACTGGGGCGCGTCCGCGAACGCCGGGCTCGGCGGTGAGACCATCGACGAGGCGGTGCAGAAGGTCGAGAAGCTAGAGAAGGCCGCCGATGACGACACCGTGCTCCCGGACGAGATGGAACAGCAATAGAAACTTTCCCGATGCTATAAACTGTTCTTGAAATAAATAGTCTCGCAGGTAAATCAGATGGGAATTCGAGTAAACAACGGTGATGCAGTGGGGATGATCGGTAACAACTTCGATACCCATCCGGACTATCGTCATGACCTCTTCTTGCAGGTGCAGCAGCTCTCCCGCGGTGTCGGCGACGTCACCAGCGGCAAGGCCGACAAGTTCCTCGAACGCGCCTACGAGCAGAACTGGTGGCACACCGAGGACCGTCTTGCCGAGGTGCAGGACAAGTTCCAGGAAGACGACATGATCAACAATACGCCGGGCCGCGGTTTCAAGAACTACCGCCGCATGGAATACGACATCGTCAAGAACCCCAACGGCAAGGGTGCCGAGCCGGACCGTACTGCGGCCGAGGAGAAGGGACTCCTTACCAAGGACGAGCTCCTCGATCGCATCAAGTCCAAGAAGTGGACGCTGTGCACCACGGCGAGCGCCGTCAGCAGCACACCCATCACCCAGAAGGACTACGCCGGCCAGATCAAGCTCAGGTAGGTTTCAAATTTGAAACATTTTGCAACGGAAGTGCCGTTTTTGAAAAGAAAACGGCATTTTTCATGCATTGGCACGGATTTTGCAGTAGTTTAACCGGAAACAAGATATCAAATCAAAGGAGAAATTAAAATGTCCAAGAATCTTAGCGTGTTCCCGTTCGGTTCCGTGTTTGCCAACAGCCTCAGCGACCTGGTCAACGACCTCGCCATGAGGAGCCCGTCCAACGACATCGCCTGCTACAAGACCGAGGGCGATACCGGCACTTCGTTCATGTTCGACGTGCCGGGCGTCCAGAAGGAGGACCTCGACATCGGCTTCGACGACAACGGCCGCGTTCTCGCGGTGTCTGCCGTCCGTAAGTTCGACGACACCGAGGTGAAGATGAAGGCCAGGGTCCTGGTGCCCGAGAAGGGCGACGCTGGCGGCGACGTCAAGTGCGCCCTGAAGGACGGCGTGCTCACCGTCACCATCCCGACAAGGAAGGAAGCACAGCCGCGAAAGCTGACGATCGAATAGCCGGAAAGATATGAACTACCCACCGGCTAAAGACCGGTGGGTTTCGTGAACCACCGGTGCCAGTGAAGTTTCCTGCTTCAAGCGACCACTGCTTTTTAGGTCCAGAGGACGGTCATCCACAGGCGGGTCATCCGCAAGGCGTAGCGGTAAGAGTACCGCGGTTTCCCCGGTTCGCGGGGTACCTTCATTGTTTAGAATCCTGATGCCCTCTTCAAGGATATTGCATGCGGCATTCGGATCGCGGAGTATGACCGCACCGCAGTGCGGGCATACCCATACCCGTTCGCTTAGCTTGAGTTCCCTGTATATGCCCCCGCAGTGGTTGCACATCTTCGAACTCGGGAAGAACCTTCCTATCTTGACGACGGTCCTGCCGTACCATGCGGCCTTGTACGTTATCATCCTGATTAGTGTGCCGAGTGCCTGTTCCTGCAATGCCGCGGCCAGGTTGTGATTCTTCTGCATACCCTTGATGTTGAGGGTTTCGAGACATATCACGTCGTAGTTGTTCACTATCATGCGCGATACCTGGTGGAGGAAGTTGTTCCTCCTGTTGCACAGTTTCTCATGTGCTGCGGCAAGCTTGATGCGAGCTTTCTCGCGGTTCTTGCCGCCTTTGGCTTTCTTGGAATGCCTTTTCTGTAAAATCTTGATTCTTCTCTCCGACTTCTTGCCGAAGTGCGGGTTTTTGATTTCCGTTCCGTCGGACAGTACGACCGTGGACTTGATGCCTACGTCCACGCCGGCGGATTTCCCGGTACTTGCCAGCTCCTCCACCTCGACGTCGCAGCATATCGAGCAGTAGTAGTCGCCTTTCTTGCTCTTCTTCACGGTTACGTTGTAAATCTTCTTGATGTTTTCATGCTCGAAAGTCTTCCCGTACCGGCACTTCACCGGCCCTACCTTCGGAAGGACGATCGTATGGCCCACTATCAGCTTGTCTAATTCCTTGTAGCACATCGCGTTACGGTAGGATTGCTTGTCGTGCTTGGACTTGTACTTAGGGTACTCGGTCCTGCCCTCGAAGAAGTTCTTGTAGGCTTGCTTCATGTCCATGTAGGCGTTGGCCAGTGCCTGCGAGTCGACCTCCGTCAGCCATTCCCATTCTTCCTTGAACGATTTCAGCTTCGGGTCGAAGCTCATGTACGTCTCCTCGTACAGGTAGGACTTCAGCTTGAGGCACTGGTTATACACGAAACGACAACAGCCGAAGGTCTTCGCGAAGAACACCTTCTGCGCCTTGTTCGGGTACAGCTTGATTTCTATGCCTTTCTTGACTATCATCCTAAAAAAATCCTACCGGAACTGGTACTTCCGGTAGGATTCAATGTACGTAGGTACATCTTTAAAACTCATCCGCGTCGGCAAGTACCAGTTGCCTCCGTAATACAGCTTATAATATAGTATAGTTATCCAAATGTGTCAAGGGCCTCTCATCTCATCCACTAAAGATGGGTGAGTTTTCTCGGCCCGATATTATAAATTAAGGCCGCCCTCCGGGCGGCCTTTTTGCTACGAGTTCGCGTACTTTTCAAGTTTCTGCTTCAATCTTGCCTTCAGGGGTGCCTTGTCTACCTTCTCGATGGCTTCCTGTAGTGCCCGCACGAAGTCGGGCTTGGGGGTATCCCCTCTCGCTTCCTCGATTACCTGCATGGGAGTCTTTTCCTCGGCTTCCTGTACCGGTTCCTCGGGTTCCTCGGGTGCCTTTCCTTCCTCGGTTTCCAGGCCGTACTTGCAGTGGCCGTTGCAGTCGGGATCGCCGCAGGGGCAGTCGCCCGTCGCCTCGATGATCACCGCCTTCATGCCGGCTACTACGCTTTCCAGTACGGCATTGTCCTTGATCGATGTCCTAGCTTCCTTGAAATATCTGTCCAGTTCTTCGTTCATAACGGGATACCTCGTAATAGACTTATATTTTTGGTTCATTATTTGAATGCTATATTTGATGAACAAGCATGTGCTAGAGGATTGATTGTACTACTAGCGACCCGGGGTGATTCTCCGGTAGGAGTGTGATTCTTAATGGCGGGAAATGAATCGGTGCATGCGTGGAGAGTTCCAGTCGGGCGTTGAAAGCAATGTCCGCCAGCGCAGTAGACTTCTGGAATTTCACCGGGGATGCCATCGAGCTCGGCTTGGTGGCATACTTTATATGCGGCATATAGGGCATCGACCAGATATCCAAGATCTGGATTGGTTTTGCGTAATGTTGCCAAATATTCTATAAAACCGTTCATTATTCATAGTTTATAGCATCGGGGACCATTTGCCCCTCCCGATGATATAAACTGGTGATTGAAATGACGCCGTTCTACTACGTAAGAGAAATCGAGAAGCTGCTTGTCGCCATATACGACATGTTCGACAACCTGCGCGTGAACAAGTACACCGACATGAACCGTACCGAGTACGCGGACACTGTCAGGGTGAAGCTCGTGACGCACTACTCGGACGACTTCGCCAACTGGCTCAGCTCCACCATGAGCAAGCAGCAGCTGCAGGTCCTGCCGGTCGCGGGGCTCCGGTTCGTGAGCACCTCCAAGGACGACAGCAACCTGGTGCAGCCTACCTACGCCCGCGAGATATACTCGCGCAGGAACGACTTCTGGATCAGGGACATCCAGCCCAAGCCGACAGTGTTCAGGTTCGAGCTCACCGTCCTGTCCAACAACTTTTCCGACTTCGCCCAGCTGAAGGAGAACATCGAGCCGTACTTCAACGACTACCGCACGGTCCGGCTGAAGGAGTTCGACTTCGCCCCCGAAATCGAGCAACCGGTCCCCGTGTTCCTGGCGGGCGTCAATGACACCCTGGAAGACGAGACCGACAACACCGGATCCAAGTTCCAGCAGTACAAGACGGTATACCAGCTGGAGGCCCACGGCCTCATGCACAAGCCCTACGCCCTCCCCGCCGAGATCCGCTACGCAGAGATGAACTTCATCGTCAACAAGCAGTACAACGACGTGGAGCAGATACTCGTCTATCCCGACGAGATAGCCAAGCAGAAGCGCCGCGCATGGGAGACCGTCGAACCGTCCATCAGGGAAGGGTATTCACTGTTGAAGACCTTCGCCAAGACCCTCGTGAGAAGGGGGGAGGTGGACGGAGAGGAGTACTGGGCCGACGAGACCCTGCGCTACGCCATGCTCACCTACAACGAGATTACGGGTGTCGACTCCGCGGGCGGCAATACGGGCATCAACCCCGTGTTGAAGGGATATCAGAGGGACGAGAACGGCGACTACGTGCTCGACGCCGACGGCGACCGCATTCCCATCTACGACTGGGAACAGGTCATCGTGGACGACATCGAGCGCCCGGCGGAGGTGCCGTCGTTCGACCTCATCCACCTCACGTTCGACGAGGACAGCCCGGTCGCGGAGGACATGAGCGGCCTCGGGCGCGACTTCGTAGCGGTGAACGACGAGACAAGGAAGTTCATCCCCGGCCTCCCTCCCGGCAACGGCACGAATACGGAAGGCGGGTACACCTACGACACCCCGACTTCCGACGATTCCAGGCTCTACTGGAGCCAGATACTGAACTGGTTCGGCGACAACAAGGAAGGGACCATCGAGAGTCCCTATACCTTCAAGGCCACCCTGCAGTTCCACGAGAGCGTCCCCGGCGACACGTTGTTCCAGTACCTGTACAACCCGGATGACGTCACCCTGGAAGACGGGACCGTGATCCCGGCCGAGAGCACCTGGTTCGACTGGGGAGTGATGGACAGCAAGCTGTACTTCACCTACCATACGGTTTCCCAGGGCAGGACATTCGAGACCGAGACCTTCGAGTTCGACAACCAGATGATCTACTCGTTCTACTTCGTTCTCTACGACCACGGCAGGCAGGGCATCTTCGGGGTGAAGACCAACCTCAACGACACCATGGTCGCGCTGAAGACGGTGGAGGTCGAACAGTGACCGTAGCCGAGATTATCGCCGAACAGCGACGCAAGTGCGAGGCCGACAAGGCCGCGAAACTGCGCATGGCTGCCGAAAAGGCACATGCGCCCGCACCCGCCCCGAGAAAGATGACCCCGGCCGAGGTCGAGCGCGCCTTCCTGGAGGACCGTACCTATGGCGGCAAGGCCCCAGATGGCGGGATGCTCCGTACCATGAGGAAGGAGAACCCCGAGGAATACGTGGCACGCGACGGCACCAGGACCTTCGTCCCGTGGCGCTACGTGTCCATGCAGGACCTGGAGCTACCTTCCGGCGACAACCCGTACCGCCCGCAGCAGGAGGAACCCAGGAAGCCGGCCGACCCGTGGGCGAGACCCTCCGGGTACGTCGCGTCCGACCAGGGCGGCATGTACGACCCGTGGGCGGCGCCCGGGGGTACCGGGGCGCAGCAGGGCACTGGGGGCGGATGGGACGACTGGCTGGCACCGCAGGAACACCAGCCGGCACTGCAGCCGGAAAACGGGTGGCTGGCGCCGCAGGAACAGCACATGGCGCCACAGCCGGCCGAACTGAAGCCGGATGTCGCCGGGTCGATGCCGGGTGCCGGGGGCGCACTGGACCTCATGCGCAACATGCGCAGGTAGCGCCCGATGAGATAGTTTTAACGAAAAAGGAAATTTTATGACAATCCAGGAAATCCTTGCCGCACAGAACAGGGCGGCGAACCTATGCAAGAAGGACAGGGCGGTGCCGTACAGCAAGCAGGCACCCGCGAAGAAGGCATCCAGCGTGCAGGACATCCTCGCCGCGCAGAGGGGCGCATGCGCCCACAAGGCCACGACGGCACCGGCACGCCCCGCAGCCACGTCGTCCAGCGTGGCCGACATCATCGAGAAGCAGAAGGCCACCGCTGCCGCGCAGAAGGGCTCCGTATACCTGAATGCATCCCAGAAGGAGATCATCGAGGACGTGAAGAAGCGCTACAACGCGTTCCTGGAAAAGCTGGACAGGGAACTGGACGGACAGACGCTCATGATGCCACGGCCCGGGGAAAACGTGGCCGTGGAGGAAAAGGCGCCCGCCGCGGAAAAGGAACCGGAACAGGGAGTGTTCGTGCCCGCCATGCCCGCGGGTCCCACCGACGTGGCACTGGAGCCCGTGTCCCCGGAGTCCCCGGTGAACGGTATCTCCGTCGGTGACGAGATGAGAGGCCAGGTGGCGGTGACGGTCCACCCGCGCCGTCGTCGCAAGATGCGCCTCGGGAACAATGCCCCCGAAGGCGCACAGGCAAGGTAGCGGGGTGCCCGTATGGGAACGCTCGTTTTCATCGTCGCGGTGGTCGTATGTGGCGCTATTTTCTTCGACCACAACGACTGGGGCGGCATGAGGTAGCCGCCCGTTATAAACTGCAACCGAAACAGATTTGGAGTCTTTGAGATGAATTCCGAACGTAGCAAGATTCTTACCGAGGCCGCAACGCAGATCACGGGCGACCCGATGATGGGCAAGCGCATCGCGCTCATGGTGGCCAGGATGGAGGCTGCCGACGGCAAGGGAGCCGACTACAGCACGGTTAAGGAACTGGCCGGCTGGCTCCTGGAACAGTCCAACGAGCTGAACCGGATGCACTGGGGGGTCGACAGGATGAACAAGCACGTCCTGCTCCAGGAGGCCTACGAGCTGTGCCGCGACACCGGTGACAAGCTGGCAGAGACCTACGTGGCCCTTACCGGCAAGAAGGCGTCCGACGTCAAGACCGACGACGAGGCCGTCATCGGCAAGCTGCAGGAACTCGACGACCGCATGAAGGAAGCCGTGGACAGTAACGGCAAGTTCCCGGAAGGCCTGAAGAACGTCTTCGCCGACTTCGACGAGAAGCTGACGTCCATCCTCTACAAGTACCGGCAGTTCCACGGCTAGGGGCTTGTCCCCATACAAAAATGGTACTATATTTCCTTCGGGGGTAGCTGGATGAAGATGACCGACATCATGGCAGCGCAGAGGGAAGAGATGCTCCGGCACAAGTGGATCGAGTCGGAGAAGGCCGGCCGCGACCTCGGCGACACGGTGATGCTGCAGTGGATAAAGGACCACGGGGCAGGGTGGCGGTACACGTTCAACATGGAACACCTGATGGAACTTCCCGAGGGCGACCATGCGGTATACTTCGGCATCTTCCTGGACGACGATTCCAGACGTAAGCTGGCCGACACCGTCCGGACGTTCGTTCCGAAGGGATGGGACATCAAGTGCGAACGGTGCACGCTTGCCTTCGGCAACCCCGAAGACCACCCGGAAGTGAAGGAGTACATAGCGGCCAACCTTGGAAAGAAGGTGAAGATGACCGTCGACTCGATCGGGGTGGCGGTCGAAGTGTTCGCCGTAGGCGTGACAGGCGACTTCAAGTCGGCCATAGTACGGCCTCACATACCGATCGCCGTGGTGCACGGCGGGCATTCCAAGAATTCCAACTACATAAGGAACTGGGTGGATTACTCGCCCAAGTTCGACCTGTACGGCACGGTCGACACGTATCCGCGAATGGTTCCATGAGGGACGATATCGTTTCAGAAAAGTTCATCGATTGCTTCGACGACGAGTATGTCGCCGGGGATTTTCCTCTGATATCTGCAATGTGCGCCAAGAACGACTATTCCGGATGCGACATGCTGCGCCTGGTGACCGGGGAAGGCGTGGTCGCAGTTGCAGTCGTTGAACCGGGCGAGGAAGCGGCAAAACTGTGCGCCTTCGAGTGCCGTGGCGACTCGAGGGGGAAGGGCTACGGCAGAGAACTCCTGCTGTACATCCTGGAACGGTACGGCCACGTGGCGGCGAACGTGCTCAGGGAAGCGCTGGGCTTCTACGAAAAGTGCAGGTTCAAGGTAGTGTCCGACAATGGCGGGCAGGTAGTCTCGGTGGAAAGTACTAGATAGTGCCGGGGACGATCATGTAGGAAGAATATTCCTTGCCGTTGCGTCCATCGGCAACCGCCTGTGGCCGCTTCCTCCTGTCGAAAGGATATTTTGCTTCAATTTCCAATTTAGTTTCGTACATGAGCCGTTCCGTCGGACTCATGTTGGCGCGTTTTGTGAGCTCGTACTCCAGGAACGGATGGAACTTGCTGATATGCTGCCACTCGTGCATTTCCTTCTGCTGTCTCCCCAGGTCCCCCTTCCCCATGATCGGCTGCACGAAGCATCCGGTAGGATGTTTCGGCCTGGCCTCGGTTTCAACCGTTGCGTCATTGTAGGAAGGATCGATGCAGAGTAATGGCTCCCGGCCGAACGCGATGTCGGCAAGCTGCATGATGAATTCGGCAAACTCGTATCCGACCAGTTTCGCCAGGGCGTCCATGGCGACCTCCGTGTCGTCGCCGGCGACCCCGAAGATACTGATTATCGTATCCGTCAGGTCCGGATTGTTCGTCGTCGAAAGGACGCTAGTGCGCAGGAGGTCGATAGGTTCCATGATCCATAGTTTATATCGGCGGTGCCGATGATATAAACTGCGTGCATGGATGCCAAGTATATCACACGTGACGACATGGTCCGCCGTATCATATCGAGGATGGGCGGGCAGTGCCAGGAAATAGAGATGGTCGTGGAGGAGGACCGCGGTCTCGGCCATGTCCACATGGCCATCGAGGATACCGAGGACTTCTTCTACCGCTACTGCGTCGACGAGGCCCAGTACATCGACCTGATGGTCCTGCACCTGCTGCCGGGAGTCATGGAGTACCGGGTGCCCGACAGCGTGGTGAACGTTATCGAGGTGAACCCGAGCTACGGGAACACGTTCTCCCCGATGATGGCATGGGACGTGGGTCCCGGCGAGTCGCTGATGGGCGTGGGCGGTGCCGGCCTGGGAGGCCTGGGACAGTTCGACCTGATTACCTACTCCGGCGCCCTGAGGTACCTGCAGGACGTGAAGAAGCTGGTCGGTACCCAGTACCACATCAAGTTCCACCCGACCGACCACCTGTTGAGGATCTACCCGACCCCGAGGTCCAGGACGAACGCGGTGGCCGAGGTGTACCTTAAGGCCAAGAAGTCCGAACTGTACAACAACATCCTGTTCCGCGACATGGCCTTCTGGAGGGCACAGGAACAGCTGGGCATCATATTGAAGAAGCATACGTTCACCATGCCGGGCGGCCTTACCATCAACGGCAAGGAAATCTTCGACACGGCCGCGGCACGCCTGGAAAAGCTGGAACAGAGGGTTATCAGCGAGGCGCCGGGCGCGTTCATGATGACTGACCTATCGTAAATGAGGAAATAGAGTATGAAGAAACTGGCAATCAGTATCAGCGGGGGCGGCGCCCTCGGAATCGGTCCCCTGCAGTTCATGTGCAGGCTGGAACAGGACCTCGGAAAGAAGGAACAGGACCTCGGAAAGAAACTGGGCGACAAGGCGTTCGCCTTTGCCGGCACGTCGACCGGGTCAATCATTGCGGCCGGGCTCGCGGAAGGCAAGTCGGCACATGAACTGTTCGCGCTGTACAGCGACAACCTGAAGAAGATCTTCACCAAGTACCCCGCGTACAAGAGGGTATTGCCGAAATGCCCAACGTATGACAACAGCAACCTGAAGAAGCTGCTGAAAGAAAACTTCAAGGGAAAGATGGGTGACTGGAAGAAGCCCATATACATCCCGGTCACCTACATGAACGGCGATTCCGAGGAGAAGGTATGGGACCTCGGGGACAAGGATGTCGAGAAATGGTTCGCGGTGCTCACAAGCTGCTCCGCTCCTAAGTACTTCGACGTTATCGAAAAGGACGGAAAATCGATGTGCGACGGGGGGCTGTGGGGGAACGACCCTGTGATGACGCTTCAATCCGGTCTCAATAAATCGGGGCATTCCGGCTATAAGATCCTTACGTTCAATACGGGCATGGATACGCCGAATACGGCGAAGGGCAACATGACGTCGCTTGACTGGTTGAAGTACATCTTCGGGCACTGGGTGGCACGTTCCGGCAAGGCCAACTACTACGAGGTGTGTGCCAACATCGGCGCGGAGAACGTATTCCGCGCATCTCCTTCATATAAGAAGGAAATCAAGATGGATGATGTGTCAACCGATACAATCAACAAGGTTGTCGAGATCTGGAACAAGTACTACGACTCGGTGAGGACCGATATCCTCGCGTTCATGAAGAAGTAGGATAGGCACATTTGGACCATGGCCGGCCCCGGTGGCCGGCTTTTCCATTGTCGTCAGATGCCACGGGGAATATAAACTATGGGCATGATGTGGTCGATTGGACATACGGTTACTGGATTGATTGATTGCCGGGAGGCAATCAATCAATCAATCAATCAATCAATCAATCAATCAATCAATCAATCAATCAATCAAT